AGAAATAAGTATCGTCCTTTTCCATTCTGTTAGAGAAGGAGATTATTCCAGCCCCGTAGGATATATTGTAGGGTGAGTAGGGTGAAATATTGAGTGTTTTCCAAAAGTGCTCTATAAGACGGTCTATAAGACGGGGTTTGGTAAAAAGACTTGTTTTTCACCCTACTCACCCTATTGTTGTTTTAGGTGTCAGGGTCTTCTGCGGGAAGCCATATCTCCTTGTCGCACATTACGACATTTGGATAGTTCTTGAAGATAGTCGCCCAGCGACTCTTACATTTCTTGATTCTTCCAATCGTGTGTTTATCCAGACCCAGATAGTCTTCTAAGAGGCGTTTCGTGCCTACATTAGAGCCAGAGAAAGGAAAGTAAGTGACCGAATGACATTCGTTTAGCACTCGGCGTGTATCCTTACCCGCTGTCGCCAAGTGATTCGTGATGATACAGGTGATTTTAAAGTGGCGACCCACTTCCAGAATCTGGTTCATAATACTATACACTCCCTCTCGTATCTTCTTATCGCTAATCACATCTATGTCGTCCAGCACCACACAAGAGTTGGCGAACTCGCTCACCTCTATCGGACTGGTATAAATTGTTTCATCTACAATAATACGCTTAGGGCTTACCACATCCAGACTCTCGTCGTCGTTCAGTGCGGAAAAGCAATACACTTCGTTCTTAGGGAACATCTTTTTGTATTGCTTAATATAACTCGCAGTATAGGTGGATTTTCCACTACCGCTTGCACCCGTAATGTAAAGAATCTGTCGCTCCGTTTCGGGGTAAGGGACTTGCTGGAATGCTCCGTTGGGAAGTTCTAATTGCGTAAAGGGCTTGGCGTATTCGTCTTTCTCGTCTAAAGTGCTGGTGACGCTTACTATCTTATTATGATAATTTCCGCCTTCTACCTTCGCAAGAAAGCGACCCACTCGGTCAAAGTTCAGACTCATTTACTATAGGGTGAAGGATTTTAATTGGGATTTAACTCGGCTGTCCCAGCCAGGTAAGGCAATAGGTCGCTCTCGCATACACGCTGTCTATCACAATAGAAACACGAAACATTTGGGCTAAACAAGCAGTAGGGAAGGTGTAGGGGTCGGAATAGGAGAAATGATTTTGTAGCGTTTGTAGCGTAGCGGTCGCTCCGTCCAGATTATTACTGTATCGCACTTGGTTGGGCGGAACACTTGTGCTACTGGTGATACTCGTAGTAGTCAGTCCATTCTGTAGATTTCCAATTGTAAAATGAACCACCGCATTCGCTCCGAACTGGGCGACAAGGGCTGGATAATCGGGGACACTAATTACCATAGGGGTTGCGATTTGTAGCACGGAGTTAATAATAAGGCACTCGTTTATCTGATTCGCAGGAATCGTAAGGAATGTCCCACCCGCAAAGTCAAAGACCGTTCCAGAGGTAGGCGGTGAATAAGAAGCAGACACAATTGGGTTCTGTGCCGTTCCAGTGAGAACCACGCCAGACCCAGCAGTAAGGGAAAGAACACCAGTGTTTCCTACAGTAATTGCAGTTGTTCCGCTCACAGAGATTCCCGTTCCCGCCGATACACTCTGAACGCCCGTCGCATTTATGATAGGAACGGTAGGCGTCCCACCGATTGTAATATTCGTTCCCGCAGTGATACTGCTTACACCACCAGCAGTAGAATTAATCGTCGGATTCTGTGCCGTCCCCGTAAGTGAGATATTCGTCCCCGCTGTGATGCTCTGAACGCCACTTGTCGCACTGGTAATTTGTGATTCTAAGTTGTTTATTTCCAGAGGGACAGACCAAGTGTTCGCACCCGAGGAAGTCATTTCTTAGACGGCAGATTTTTCTTCACTTAAAACCCCAGTGTTCTTTTTAACTTAAAATGTCATACTACCAGCGAAATCGTGCGATAATTATTGCTCGTCAGACGGAATACCATAACAAGAACAGAGAACGCTACTTAGCGTATATGAAAGAGTATAACAAGAAATACTATCTGGCTCACCGACCACCTCCCAAGCCGAAGAAGGAGAAGCCAGTGAAAGTAAAGCGAGAGCCGAAACCGAAGAAAGCACCTAAAGAGAAAAAAGTGAAAAAGGAGTATTTGTTCGTTCCGCCTCCGAACGGAGGGGTTGTCGTAGAGCGGGGGCAGTTCGTGCTGGATTTCCCTTAAGGCACGATATTCAACACTCCCGCATTACTCCACACCGCACCAGTAGGAAGACCCGCAGAAGAAGTTGGAACATTCGTAAGAAGTAATGCTCTCAGTATTTTTACTCTATTGTCGCTTCCGTTAAGGTCTATGAAAGTTGTCATAGCGTCGCCTACTGGAACGGCGAGTAGGAGTTGTCCGTCCGCTCCCGTTGGTGCGGAAGAACTGTCTCTTATTTGACAAGTGATGCGTCCATACTCTTCCTTCGTATTACCAGAGTTCTTACCAAAGATAGAAAGACGGGCTACTTCATCACCCGCAACACCCGCACTACCATTCTTAAACAGTTCTACCGCCACGGAACTATTCCCCGCATTCGTATTTATTACTTTTACTGCGGGGACGGTCGCACCACCAGATGCGGATTGGGTAATACGCAATGCACCATTCGCATTTCCTACTGCTTGTGTGATATGAACCGCACCCGTTCCGTTTGTGGTAAGGTCTAAGTCGGTATTTACTGGAACGGCAGTGATACTATTTCCAGAGATAGAAAGACTCGCTACTACTATAGAACCACTGGAGGAGGCTAAATTCATATTTCCCGTGCTGGTAATACCGAGTGTTCCGTCCGTGTTGAGAATCGCCCCACCACTCGTCGCACTGGTGGCGAGGGTGGTGGTGATGGAAGAACCAGCGATATTCTTTGATTGTTGTTCGTAATAGGTAGAAACGGGAGAACAATACAAATCGTTCTGGTTAAGAATGGGGTTAAGACCACTCGTATCCCCGTTCTTGATACGGATTCTTGCTCTTGTTGAGTCAAACTGTTGTTCGTTAGAGGCAGTAAGCGACCCACTATTCCCAATAGCAGTCATAGTGAAGTATGCAGAAGTAGGTTGAAGGGTTATGTTGGAACTACCCACATTACCAGTATTATTCAGACTTTTAGAACTGACAATGCTGGAAGGATTTATCGTTTCGCTGATGCTGTTAGAAATGGAAGTTGTTGGATTAATGAATTGGTTGTCTTCTTGAATGATTGAACCATTTACTATCTTTGTGGAGGTGGTGGTTTGTGTGTTGAGTGTATCTACCAAAGAGAGAGAGTCATTAAACCCGCTGATATTCGTTATATCGGTTCGTGTTGCGGTTGTTCCTTGGACTGTTCCAGTTGCTACAACTTGAAGGGCATTATCACTTGCTGATGTAGCATTAACATAAGTATGCGTTGTTCCAAGGGGTGTATCCGTCCAAGTAGCAGATTGATTTGCCGTTGAACTGGATAAAATACTTGACAAATTACCCGCTTGTTGTGAAACGGCATTACTGTAATTAAAATCCGAACTGACTGACACACCATTCTGAGCGACAATTGTGATAGAGTTCGTGTCATCTCCAACGGTAGAAGCACCAGAGATTGTTTGATCGCCAATATTTAGAACAGAAGTGAGCGGTGCTAAAACCCCCACGATAGGGACATTTGCCGTTCCAGTAATGCCGATATTTAGCCCAGCGGTGATAGAGGCGACATTTCCAGAAGAAGCAAGAGCAGACTGAACGAACGCTGTGGTGGCGACTTGCGTATCACTGGTCGTAGGAGGGACAACCGTCGGAGCAGTAACCTTATATCCACCATAACCGCTTGGAAGTCCCAATTGAACGCCACCACTCACACCACCACTTACCAGAATATGCGGGGTGAGGTCGCTTGTGATGACTTTGAACTCTTCCGTTCCAGTAAGAACGAATGACGGATTGCCTGGTGCGTTTCCAGATAAGGCAAAATTAGTCGTGGCGACATTACTGGTAAGAGCCACGAGTGTTCCTGAGAGAATAGGGTTCTGTGCCGTTCCAGAAAGGGTAAGGTTTGCATTGCCTACGCTGACGGATTGGACTGCTCCCGCTCCAATCTGTGCGATTTGCGACTCTAAATTGTTTAATTCCAAAGGGACAGACCAAGTGTTCGCTCCAGCAGAAGTCATTTCTATCTATACATATTATTATTCTAAGTAGAATGGACGGAGGTGTCGGGCATATTATCGCAACCCCTATGTCGGACGCTGATATAAGAGAGTATTTACCCCACGCACCTATCCTAAAATACAGCGAATTAGCCAAGTATCCTACGCTGGGCGACCTTCTACCAGAGGTAAAATCGTTTTGTATCCTATTGTATGAAGATTCTCCTAATAAGGGGCACTGGGTCGTTGTAAGCCGACCCGTAGAAGGGGTCGCTGAGTATTTTGATTCCTACGGAGGAGCACCCGACCAGCCACTCAGTTGGACTCCGAAAGACCGCCGTATACAACTCGGGGAGGGTCGTCCCCTCTTGACCCAATTATTTGATAAGTGTCCTGAGGAAGTGGTCTATAACAAAGTAAAATACCAGAAGGACGGGTCAGATGTGAATGATTGTGGTCGGTGGTGTGTGCTACGCACGCTAAAGATGAAGGCGGGGCTTAATTTGAACCAGTTTTACAAGTATGTGATAAAGGAGGACAAGAAATATCCAGGTGATAAAGACGCCTTCGTGTCCCATCTGATTCCATAATTGTCTTCCGAGTAAGTAGATGCCGAAAAAAGAGAAAAAGGAGGTTGCTGTAGGTAAAGAGAAAAAAGTGAAAAAAGTGAAAAAAATAAAGGAGGAGAAGCCCCTCCTTATGATAGAGCAGAAAGTAGTTGTGTTGTCCTTTGATTAGCGGGTCGCATAAAACCCCTTGGCGGTATACTTGTTATAAACGGAGCGTATCTGTTGCATAAAGCCGTTATTCTCTCCTTTCAGAGTCCAGTCGTGGAAGAAGTCCGAATCGTAGCGGTCGTTGGGGAGTCTTTTCACAAAGAACTCCACAAGTGAAAGATACGCCGACTTGTTCTTTGATTCGTAGATGGTTTTGGTGATAAGCGGGTTCGTGAGGAGAAACTCGTAGAGTTCATTCGCCACCCAGACATACGCACTTTCGGTGTTCTCATTCGGGACGGACGAACCAAGGTAGGTGTAAGGCTCTGGCGTGTAGGGAATGCACTTGGAGAATATCTCTTTCACTTCTTCTGAGGTGAGGAACTGCTTGGGAGTCGTTTCGTCGGTGTTGTTGGTCTGGAATTGGTATGACATATCTATATCTGGTTGTTTGGGTATGACTTTTTATATGAGAAAAAACCAATCAAATTTATTTTGATTGGTTTGGATTCTGAAACCCCTACCTCCCTATGACCCCACTAAAACCTCCCTTATAGGTATGTTGCTGTATGTAATTCTGGGGGTTGCTGTAGGTATTGTTTTGGGGTGGTTGCTGTGGGTGTCCCCCTTATAGGAAAAAATAACACCCATTTTACTGGGGGTCATATTGTCCTTGTAGTCGTGTTATTGCATTACTCGTCGCCGACCACTGGCTTCTTGGCGACCGTCGGACGCTTCTTCTTAGGGGCTTCCTCCTTACGCATTCCGTCGCACACAGTGCATTTATCGGCTTTTTCGCACTTCGGCATATCACCACGCAGGACATACTCTCTGTGGGTGCGTGTCAGATAGGCT